GAGGCCGCCCGGTCCCAATCGTCGCCGTCGTGACATCAATAATCTCACTGAAGTTCACTGATTGATTTGTGCCGTCGCTGTGAAAACCCCGAAAGCGGTTAACGGTATTCGCGATGAGATCCGCACTCAAAACCGTCTGCGTTCCGCTATTGGTCGTCACGGCGTTGGTAAAGTTCACGCACCCGGCACCTTGACATGATTGGAGTGTGGTTGATTGCACGCCGATATTGTCAGTCGGAGGGTCGTAACAAATAAGCACGGAGTTAGTAAAAATACCCCCAGCGCACACACGAATCCCCTCCATGTCACTTGGCGGGAGTACGTCTAAGACGGGTGGGACGACAAAGGAGGCGTCTGCGCTATAGTTGAGACTGAGATTCCCACTGGTATCCTCTGCTTTTACGCGGATACAGTACGCCTGATTCTGACTCAACGGGGCGATTGTTGTACTATTCGTCGTGGGGTTACTAATTAATGCTATCGTTACACACGCATCGAGTGACGCATATACTTGATACCCCCGCACGGCTGTATCGTCTGTTGCGGCTGTCCACGTACACTCTCCCTGAGTTGAACACGCGACATCTGTTACGTCACTCGGGCGCGTAACATCACCAGGAGCAGCGGCAACCGTAAGTGTGATTGCGAGATTGTCAGCCGCAGTATTTGGATAAGAAATCTGTGACTCGCTATCGGTGTAATTACATGCCGCGTAGCGTGTCGTAGAATTCCCGTTTGTCAACCCAGTGAACGGTACAGACCCGCGTAACCCAACAACAGTAACGATGTTGGCAGTATTCATCTCAAGATAGCCTATGTCCGTGGTATCCCATAAGCACGGAGACTCAACATCCATATCGAACGTGCCTGTTGCATCGGTTGTTCCGGCTGGAAGTGTCGTTGTCGGTAATGGATTACTCAGAATCGCGGCTGTAGTTCGTGCTCCCGGCGCAATTCCTACAAGGCTCAAACATCGAACGGCTGACGTGTTCTCTACGCCCGCAGCATCAATAGGCGACACACACGCAAATGTAGCGCCCGCTGGAAATGTATTCCCTGGTGCCGTCCATACTCCGCCAGGAAATGAACTAATCGGGTAGATTAGATTTGATATAGATTGAAGATTATTACCGATATTCACCCTAATCTGTGTCGCAGTAGTAGGCCCATGAACAACAGTTAATGTTTGCGGGCTGATACCTGCTGCTGAGACGGTCAAGCCTGTGAACGTCGGAGCCACTACAGGTATAACGGTTGCGGGCTTCAGCGCCACAATACTATGTGCCCACTCTTGCGCGACATCATGAGTCCAGGCCATTGCTTGAACACCCGCCGTCACTTTCAAGAGCGTAGATACGCCGACAATATCCACAGTGCCGGTTGTCTGACGGTTCACTTGCTGTGTCTGGCTGCCGCCTACAGTGAATGCCGCCCCTCTCCCCGTCACGGCATCGACAATCAAGGCGTTATCTGTGACGGTAGTGATGTTATTTGAGATAGCTGTTCCTAATCCTGTCGCACCTGCATCAGCTTCAACAGGAGTCGTTTGATCCACGCCGAAGAAACTCACAGCCTCACCGACCGCATACTGAGCAGACGCCCCTGCCCATGTGATCGTAATAGACTTGCTGCCGGTTCCTGGGTTGTCGAGTCGGGCTGCGGCTGTTCGTATGCCAACACCCGCCGCACTATTAAGGTCTTGTCGAATGATGGTCGCTGGTGCCCCATCTACAGTAATGCTACTGACGAGCGTATCTCCTGAAACCGTCGTATCCCTGGCGTGGGCAAAGATCAGCAGCTCTCGATTCGAACCAGACCCCACCGTATGATTCCAGGTGATAGCGTTGGTCGTGTTCCCAGCAGCCGATGTACTTACCTGGTCAACAGTGACAGAAGTAGCCGCCGCAGAAGCGTACTCACCGCAGGCAAAATTTGACACGGACGCATTCGCAAGGTTCCCACTTGTATTGCTCATCCAAAACAGCAACCCGCACCGACCACCCGTGTAGGCGGAATCGGTCGTCGTGAGGAGGGTGATTTCTGTGGTGGTTCCGGCGGCAACGCGCTTTAATGTCAGCGTCGTGCCTTGCGCCTCGCAAATACCCTTATCCCCCGGCTGCCAAATAGTTGTGAAATCGCTGGCAAGATTGGCGTTCCCCGCGCCACCAGTGTTATGGTAGACAATGGCGGAGTTTCTCGCGGGCGCATTCCCGTCAGTCTTGCGCGCATAGCACCAGTACCACTGACTATTCCCGGGGGCCGCCGCGCGCACCACACACCCAAATTCATTATCCTGTACCCCATCAAACGCGCCAAGTGTAAAAGAACACCACTGGTCATTGGCTAAGGACACGCTGTTGACGGTCGCAACGGACTTTGGATCCGCGACATTGAGCGCCGATGCACGAAGCTGATTCGAGACAATCGCCGTCGCGACTGTTGCCGTACTCGTATAGTTGCTATTATAGTTAGAACCAGGTCCGCCATTCGCCCGCGTGAAGTTATCTGAGAAGAGAGTTGTTCTGGTTGTAGATGAAGCAGCGGCGAGTGTTACTTGTGCTGTCTGGTTACTTGAATTGCCTGCAACATCATTCGCACGCACTGTATAGGCGTAAGACTGCCCGACTATTTGTGACGTGTCGGTGTAACTGGTAGCGGTAGGGTTCGCAATGGCAATTGCCGGTGTGCAAGCTGTTGGGCCACAACGAAACACGGTGTAGTTCGCCACGCCGCTAGCTGGACTTCCGCCGTCAGTTGAGGCAGTCCAGGTTAGTACGTTGCCATTGATTGCGAGATTCGTTGGAATCGAGGGGGCCACGGTATCGACTGGTGGGGGCACAACACCGCCCGGCGAACCAATGCGTGCCGTGGAAATTACCATGTGGTCATACCACATATATTGTGTTTGTGAGATGGTCCCGCCTCCCCCGCCCCAGACAGGATCAAGGTTCGCAATCACCCAGACGCCTTGTATCGAGGGATGATCGAACCACCGCACATTGGTATACTGGTGTGTTAATACATCGTTGATCCACACTTCTAGGATGCCGTTTACTTCTCCCGGCGTATTGGCTTTCGTTCGCGTTTCAACCCAATACCATTGTCCGGCGTTAAGCTGTATCGCGGCTTTATTGGCTGTCACGGTATGCGGGAATTGGCCGGTATTCAAACCCCCCGTACCAAGGCCAATATCCACCTCGCAGCATAGTCTGTTCTGATTTTGTCCGACACGAAGGGTCATATATGGACGACGATTAAGATATGTCGGATTGCCGTACTGGTAAAATATCTTTGATCCGATGGCGTTAAAATTCGTAGGGCTACTCCACTTCAGCCAGTAGCCGACGTACATATCCGTAATGCTCGGTACCGCCTCGAAGGAAGCCACCCCACCGCCAATGCTGCTAGAGTAGGTTCCCGCCGGGAACGTGAATTTCAGCGCACCGCCCGCCGATGGAGACACGCCTTGCAGCGGGGGAGTCTCAACTGATGGTTGGACACCGCTGCGCCCTACCGCATATGCCCAGCCGGAAGTCGGTCGCGTCACCCATTCTTCCGTATAGAGATAGGCCTGGGCTGGCAGCACGAACAGTATAAGCAGAAACAATGTGACAACGAGGTGTTTCAATGGCTGCCCCTTATTTATAGAACACGGTACAGTTCACGTCGGTTGTCGTCGTATAGCCGAGGTAGATGCCCGTCGCAAAATTGGTATTAATTGGAAAGGTGATGGGAACATGGTAGTCAAGTGCGCCGACGGTAAAGGTAAAAACAGCCGTACTCGTTTCAGTCAAGCTGTCGTATAGGATGATCGTGCCAGCCACCGACGCAGCATCGGTCCCATAACAAATCATGTGCGAGACATAACCAGCGGCAGCGAGGATCTGTGCATCGGCGGTCTTCTGCCCACTCGACAACATCACATTACGCGTCATGATGTAGCTATCGGGAGAGTCCAAGACACAATTACTCTCACCAGAAATACACGTCCCTAGTGAGACGAGTAAATTACCTGCCGTATCAAGCCAATGGTTGACGGTGAGGGTATTAGCAAGTGCATACCCCACCCCCGCAATCGCAAAGGCACACGAGAAAATAAGTACATGAAGTGTTTTCATAATGGCCCTACTTGTGGGGGTGGAGGGGAGCGATGGCGGGGTGATCTTTGACACCGTAAAGAACGTGGAAGTCTTTACGTACTTTGTCTAATTTACGGGAGAGATATTCAAACTCATGGCCGTCTTTTGCCTTGAGCATATCCTTAGCGAGTTCGGTAGAGCGGCGTTCTAAATCGCCTCGTCCTGCTTTATCTGGAATGGGAAGATGAGTAGGCATAGAAAGAAAGGGGGCAGGCTATGACACCCGCCCCCCTCTTTGTCAGGTTAGTTACCCTGCATGTACACAATACGCACAATCAAATCACCAGATGCAGGTGAATTGGCTGTATCGAATGAAGCGACGATGTTGAAGCCACTGACGGACTCCACCAGCAATTCGCCATTCGTCGGCAAGACGGGGGCCGCGTCAATCGCAGCACCGCCAACATCAAGCGAATCGGCAAGGGCGATTGGAGCCGCAGCCACTGCGACACCATCCATGCCAACATACGTTCCAATGCCCACGTCCAGGTCAGAGGTTGCTGTCCCGACGGGGCAGATGATTCGGCTCAAGTCAGTCAAGATCCGCACTCGACCTGCGGGCATTCTGATCAAGGCAAGATCCCCTGCCGCTGCCGAGGTAAAGCCTGCCGCCGTAAAGGTCAGCGTAGATTGCGAACACCGCACCTTCGCGCCCCAATCGGAGGGCTTATTGGCGGTCGGCGGTTTGGCGATTGAGTTAGCGTACTGGGTAGAATTTGCTGGAACTGAAATAGCCATGACGAAACTCCCTTGTGGAATGAACGTAGAGGGAGCCCGCCTAGACGAGATTGCCTAGGCGGATTCTCTACTGATTGAAAATTACGCTACGAGGTTAGAGTTGTAGCGCATACGAGCCACACCCGCCTGGATGCGAGTTGCGCCCATTTCCTGGCAGAGGTACACTTGGGTAGCGTATGATTTATCTGCCCGCTCCGACACGCGGGTTTCCATATCCGCACTTACTGCAATGCCCATTGCGTTCTTGTGGAAGAAGTAGGCGTACTTGTCATTCGAGTCAAGCAGCGGAATAATCTCGCTGTCGTTAATGAAGACCCACTTAAACCCAAGCCACTGATCCATCGTTCCACCAACAAGCGCCTTGACGCTGTTGTAATCGAAGGATGCTGCGAGCGGGGCAGTCGAACCGGCAAGCAATTGGGCAACCATGGCACTACCAGAAACAACCACACGATCCTCGACGGGGATTTCCGCAAGGTCGAATGCGAGTTTATATTCCATGATAATTGGAGTCGTGACAGCCGCCGCCGACTCGTCTTCATCTCGGAGGTCTTCACTTGCGAAGGTGACAGTTCCAGAACCGTCCTCACCACTTTTCGCATCAGCATCAAGCGCCAAGACCACTTCTGTATCATAGGCTCGCTTCATGGCAGACGCGCCGTTAATGGCGTACTCAGACTCAGGCGTAAACAGAATACGTCGCTTATCTTCCTTATCCACCAAATCCGCCCACTCGTAGGGCACAGTCGTAACCATTCGTCTGGTATGCTGACTGTTCACCAGCGGCGTATCGGCGTGGCGCGTGGTTTTCTTGACGGCTGCGGTTCTACCCAACCGTTCAAAGAAGTGCGCTTTACCGGTAAGGGATTCCTCGCGAACGAGGCCCTTCAATTTCGCCTGATTCTGTTGATAGAGATGGAGGACGTTACCTTTGAACTGTAGGACTCTTGAAACATCAATAGTATCTGACATGATTTATAACCTCAAAAGGCGGGACGTAAACTAGCAGAAACGTATCGGCTTTCTGCCCTCTGTGAGGAAAAGCCTTCCCCGTAATGTAGGGCTAAGACATGTCGGCTTACGACAATGCAAACGGACCTTTGCAGGCTACCCGTTATCTATCGAACCTTTGAAAGGCCAGAACAAACAAGGCCCCGACGATGAAGACAAAAATGTATTCCATATCATCCAAAGATCGTGATAAGCACGCCAACTAGTACCCCACCCACAAACCCGGCACTCAACAAAACGTACTCCATCAAATCTCCCCGGCGATAATCTTGTATAATTCGTTCACTTCTTTGGTACGATCTTCCTTACCCGGCGTGCCCTTCTTCGCCCAATACAAATCATCCTTATCGTTCATGATCCTGTTGACTTGATTTTGGGCGTCCTGTGCCGTAAGGGCATCTGTAGAGGCAGCAGGTTCAACCGCGCCGTGTTCAATCAATTCGCGGCCTATTTTCGCGTTGTACTTGATAAAGTTGGGGTTATTGCCCATGCCACTCTCATCAAGCCACTTGACGAAATCAGCATCACCATATTCCTTGACGGTCTTTTGGGCGAAGTTCAGATTACGGCTGAACATTGCCTCAGAACCGTAATGACTCAACAATGCCTCTTTTGACTCAGCAGCGACTTTGGTATTGTCAGGTACAAACTGCCCAAGCTCCTTCGCGTGTAAACTCAAGACTGCCTTGGCTTGGTCCGTAGTAAGGCCCATCTTGTGCAGTTCAGACTTAATGCCATTTAACTTCGCATCATCCCACGTGACACGTTCAGGCAAGGGGGGCAGTTCACCAAGATCATATTTATCAGGAGATTCAGGCCTGCCGAGTTTATTATAAATGTCGTTAAAGGCCTTTGCCTTATCTTCAGGAGAGGCGTCGGCCTTAGGTAAACGAATAGACCCACCAATGAGAGATTGCGCATCCGCGAAGGACTTAAGAACATCACCTATAGGCTTGCCCTTATACGACTCAAAAACCTTCTCACTCCCTTTCGGAATATGGGGCGTCCAATCACCTGCTTGCGTAGCGAGCGGATTGGCTTCAAGGGTCGTGGTTTCGATGCTCGGTGCATTAGGGGTCTCGTTAGATGTCGTCAAAGGTGTCGTTATCAGCGTTTCCGCCATCGTCGTCTATCTCCAGTGATTGGCCGTTTGTGTAATGTTCGAGGGTGAGAACGAGGTCACGTTGCCCCGCCATGAACGCGGTCCGATAGGGGTCTTTCTCGAAGGCCCTATTGTGAACATAGACTCGTATAAGTTCATCAAGGGCAGACTTACCGAGTGGCGTAGAAAAGGCATCACGAACCAGAACGTGTAGTGATTTAGGCTGCTTGCGCGGGCGTGCCAAATGGGCTAGCCTCCTGAGGTTGTTGTGCGGCGGTTAAGTCAGTATTCGCACTTGCAACTTTCTGTGTCGTATCGGCGGCCATGTTTGCGTTTTGCTGAGCTTGGGCTTGTTCGACGGCTTGTGCGGCTTGCTCACGAATGCCGTCTCTATCCTTATCAGGACGACTAAGTTTCTTAGGCGAACCCGTTACATCGACAAGGAATTTATAGGCCGCATCATCATCAAGGTTATCCATGATGCGCGATTGAGGATTGACTTGGAGGATGCCCATGGCTCCCGCCAAGAGTTTATTGAAGGCCATCAATTCGCCGCCTCTTTGCGCCCTTGACAAAGGCCCTTCGTACTCTACGTCAATTTCAACATGATTCTGCTTGGCGTATTCGAGTACTTTAGAAGGTACCGGGGGAAGTTCCTTACGGCGCATCTTGATCTTAAAGAGACGACTGACTAAGGGATTGAATAGCTCATATTCAAAGCGCCCCGTGGTAGGGCCGAGAATTTGCTGCATCAGTTCAATACGCCGATCTACTTCTGTCGCAGTAATGATTGTCTTGTCGGGAAGTTGAAGTTGGTCAGCGTAGAAATAACGTCTAATGGAGTTGCGGCGGTCTGCTGTAAGGGCAGCGTTGACATCCCACTTTCCCCCTTGTTCCATGGGCATGAGAGCGTCCATGTCTCTGACAACCGTAAGGGCTTCAGGTTGCGTCTTGACTCGTCCAATGACACCATCCTCTCGTACCTTCAACGGCGGGGCGATGATCTTTGCCCATCCCCTAAGTGTAAGTTCATCCGCCTTATTGAGAGTTTTAATATCAGGGAGCGCAGTGAAGCCAGGTCCTCTGCCCTCAGTTTCACCCGCTGACTTACTCCACCTAACAACCATGAAGGGCATTTCATCATAGCCACCTTCATCAATGATTTTCTTCTTCTCGTATTCGATGTAATATGACGCAAAGGGCTTGTTTTGTTTCATCCGCCCATTCGGCGCGGTATGGCGCGGCATGACGGCGTGAATGATCTCAAGCATCTCGTCGGGGTTCTTTAATAGCTTCTCCTGCGACTTCTCGCTGAGGTTCTCCTTGCCCCATTTATACGCCGCAGCACATAAAGGCATCTCGACGCGCCGAAAGATAGTATCAACCATCCCCTCAGCGTTCTCGACGATGACATATGAGCCAATCGCTTCCGCTCTAAATAGATACCCGCCGTCTTCCTTCTCGTCGACGAGTAAAGCACCTAGAGCAAATACGGCTAAGTCTAGATAAAGTTCTTGAGATTCGGTGTTGAAGTTAGACTGTTTAAGTGAGCGATAGATAATCCTTGAGCACTGATCCAACCATTCCGCTACATCCTTGTCATCGTTTAGATCCTCAGAGCGCATCTTCAACGAGAACCACTGAATCGACATATTCGAGAGCGAGCCCGCGATGAATGACGCCAACTTGACGGCACTATCGGGTGCGGTACTATCGAATAATTTCTCTGTTTGCTTAACCCCTGGCGTACGTTTGGACAGGATATTCTTTCGACTTGGTAGGATGTAGTCGGCAAGTTCTTGCCAAGTCGTACGCCAGTTTGCTTGGGCGGTCTTGAGCGTATCGTAACGCTTGATGAGTTGTTCAGCTTTAGAGGGCATTATCGTCCAAGCACCCCGCTTGTTCCGCCTAGAAGTGTTTTTTTCTCCACAGCCGAATTACCAACCCCAGCGGGACTCGTAAGCAGCGTGGAAAAATTACGTCGGTTACGGATAGAGGAAGCGGGAGACATGGTTAGTGACGAGGAATCGGGCATTGAGGCAAGATTCGCCATTGTGTCGGGGGCTTTCGGCATTTGGGGCATGAATCTATTTTGTGCTTCTTCGGCTAAACCCCCTTGGAGCGCATTCGTCGCCGGAGTGCCAACACCCCTCAATGTCCCACCGCCAATGACATCTTTGCTAACGGTGAGGCGGTCAATATGCCCTTTCGTAGACATGGCGTTTTTCACGCCCTTCACTACATTCCCACCTTGGATAAGCGCCTTCCCAGCGCCAATACCAGCCCGTACAACTTCAGACGCGCCCATTGTGGCGACTGCCGTTAAACCGCGAACGATAGGATTAGATGGGACCGCCATATTACGCTCCAAAGACTGAATACTGAGACTCCGCACTCTCTTGCTGGTTAGGGGAGAAGACACTGAAGGACGAATCGGCGAATTGTTGCGCGTGGGACTTGGCGGTAGGGCGGTCTACGATTGCGCCGGTACGAAAAGCATCGGCATAGTTCGAGGCCCAATCGTGCACGGGGGTATCGCTGAAGGAGTACTTCTCATCATCCCATTCCTTATGGTATTCTTGGAGAGCTAGGATACCTTTTTCACATTTGCCTTGATCGAAGGAACATCGGGGTAAGAGCATTCGTACAGCTTCAATACCTTCGCTAATGTGTAACTTAGGGGCAACATCAATATGCTTAAGACCAAGACTCCTTGCCACGTCGATACGTTTAACATTGGAGCTATACTCAGTGACATTGATGTCGTGAGGGAGAACGTGCCGAGAATATGTATAATCCTTATCTCTGACATATTTGACATAGTGCCCTAATCCTTGTTGGCTGTTCGCATAACAATCTATAGCGTTTACTTCTCGATCTATTTTCTGAACGAACCAGATCACATTCGCGTCATTTCGTCCAAGATCCCACCACGTTTCAACGGGAAACTTCGGTTCCCAAGGGATGCGCTTGATACGCCCCTCAGCCTGTACGAGCTTCATCAAGTTGCCGTAATAAGCGCCTTGGGTCGCTCCACTGAAGGCACAGTAGTATTCTTGCTGTATCAAGTCCTCGTCAGTGCCTTGCCTTCGAAGCGAGTCAATTTCGCTAAGGGGCATGACAGGTGTGCCATCTTCTCGCTTGGTATCGTCAGCAGTAAGGACTTGATGAAACCAGCCTGGTTCGGTTTGGGCTGCTTGGTAGAGAGTATAGCCGTGATTATGGCCGCGGGGGGTGTAGACGAAGGCAGCCCAGCCGCCGTTTTCCATGAGGATGGGCTGGATGAGCTTCCAGGCCATTGGTTTTTGGATGGAGTACTCGCTGAATAGGCAACCGACTGGATTCGTACCTACGATAGAGTCAATGCGATCAGTACCGATGATTTGAATGATTGAGCCATTGACAAGCTCAATCTGCATTTCCGTTTCATTAATGAGGGGCTTTCCATCGCGCCCCTTCGCTATTAACTCAGCCGGGACATAGTCAAGGAACTTACGACCATCAAAGTCCTTACCGTCCCAAATGATCTTCTTCCCTTGTCCATACGTAGGGAAGAAGTAGAAGTACGTCCCTATGCGGTCATAGATGGCGGCAGTGATGAGGATATTCCACATGGTGATATCCTTACCCGCTCGCCTATGCCATACGACGACTGCCCTTTTCCTTTTCATGCCCCCGCTGAACATATATTGAATAAGGGGCTGCTGGTAGGCTCTAGGCTTATAGAAGAACTCAATGGCCATAAGGTGTTGAAAGGAAAGGCGGGACCCCCCAGTACGTTACTAGGGGGCTATAGAGAGACATTACAAGGCAAGGTGGGCGAGCTTGACAAGATTGCTTGGAGGACCGCTATTATACGCCTTCGGTACAGTATGTCACGGAAAGGTAACAACTTTTCAAACTCGTCAAAAATAGATACGGCGTCGAAATGAGTTCCCATGTACGGACTAGACTTGCTACAATTATGGGGTGGGGGGTCTTTTTATCGAATTTATGGGCGAAATGGTGATGTCTGATAATAACTAGTATGTAAACTCATCAAGGTCTATTCAATCTTATCAATGAGTTATATATTGAGAGAGTTGACGATAATCGAGATGCATAGTGTATGGTTTATCATACACATAATCCCCCACTTATCCACACCCCTCTCTGGGGGAAAAGTGAGACGGATTGCCATAAAATGGGCTTAACTATATGATATATAAGGAAACACAAGGCGTCTCACGAGGCGTCTCAAGGCGTCTCACGGCATGAGATGTGAGACGTGTATAGGCTAACCTATTGATATATAAGGAAACAGACACGTCTCACAGTCCGTCTCACGCTGAGACATCAATGATATCAGTAGGTTATAAGGCACTTGCTACAGGCTCTAGCTCTCATTAGTAGTCAATAGGTGTATCCATTTAGATACAGTCATTACAAATGACTGATATCCTCATCATTTGTTATGATAGAGTCTAGCTTGGGTGTATCAGTGTCCCCTATAGGCGCGCCCTCAAGTATCATACTAGGTGCCTGAGTACCATTGAATGTCATGTTCAACATCCAGGGTGGCAATGGTATCTCTGGTCTAGGTCCTTTGTCATGTTGTATACTAGCAGCCTTCCCACTGGCGCCGATGATATCAACAAGCTGGTCTCTAGCCTTTGCTCTTGCACCATGATCTGGTTGTCTATGGACACTCTCAAGTTTACCCATGAAGAATCCAGGTGTTTCCTTATCGGCCTTCATGGCTTCTCTCGCACCTTCCACAACCTCACACATGATTTCTATCTGAGCATCACGATCAAATCCAGCAGCTTCTAATAGTTCTTGTCTCAATGAGGCTGTGGTTAGTGGAAGCTCACTATGCTTCTGACCACGTTTAGCGATTCCCTTGTTTAACTCATCACTCATACAAATAGTATCCTTTTAGCTATGAAGGTGAAAAAATGACGCGCACAGTTGCCCTAGGATCAATTAATAACAATCGACGTGGATGGTAGCCTAAGGTATTTTGACCACTAATGCGCCCGATCGTCAAGGCCGGTGTAGTCATTTAATAGGTCTCTCATGTGTTCCAGGTTAGTGGGTAATGGCCTATTACTTGCAAGGGTTATTAAGTCCTTATGTAATCGGCACGCGTCAACAGGCTCAAAGACCACAACAAAGCAATCATCGAATGAGATAGTTTTGGACATTTAGATAGAGAGAAAATAAATTAATAAAATGTGAAAATAAAGCTTGACAATGCGACGCTATGTAGCGTACTATTTAATCATGAGAGTTAAACACTTAACCAAGGGGGCAATATGAAACAAGTCACGAACAAAGATTATTATATTACGCAACACGCTGAAGTAGTCGAAACAATCGATCATGCATATATGATTCTCGTTAACGGTATGCAATGGGGAGTTGGCCCCTATGATACTTCGGGTTGTTCGTATCAGTGTTGGCCCACACGACAACAAGCTGTCGCGGCTTACCTTGGCATAATAACTCATTAATTATAACCACACATAAGGGAGGCAGAATGCGATATATATTGATTGAGCAGGCCGATTGTTGGGAGATTATGCGCTTAGGTAAGAATGAGCCGGTAGCAGAAATAACGAAGGTAGAGGCAAATTTCGCCCGATACATTGTGGAGACACTTAATTACTGCGCCTTTAGAAATATCGATTTAGGTTAGATGATTGAGATAACACCTAACCAGGAGGACACCATGCCCACACAGACCACACAGACACCGGGACCGTGGACGGCAGACTATGATCCATGTGATGGAAAAGATCCCATGACAGGCAAAACATATGGGAAGGATTGGCCTCTCACTGCTAATGTCAAGGGCATGTCCTTAGACGGAGATGGAGATTATAAACCATGCTTCGCACGAGTACGTTTCTCAACCGCTATACCCTTAGATGAACAAAAGACCGCCGCCCGCCTAATCGCCGCCGCGCCTGAGATGTTAGAAGCGTTAAAGAGAATCGAATCATGTCTTGCACCCGATGATAATGATGTAGCCACGCAAGCAGTCAGACGCGCAATCGTTAAAGCTGAGGGGGGATAATATGAATACGTACGATACATACAAACTCGACAAGGAAACATGGCGGGTATTAGATGATGCCGAGCAATGCCTTGGGTGTGCGGGGATGAGCTTTATTTTCTCAGATCGATTCGGGCCGCAGTATTGTATTGGGTGTTCCGATCAATTAGAGCAAGTGTTGAAAGTGATATGACGCCTACCCAACTTAAACACATACGAAAACGCCTAGGTCTGACACAAACAGGCCTAGGCGATCTATTAGGGGTAGATCGTAACACCATCACAAGATGGGAAATGGGCTTGCATCCAATCCCTCAAACTGCATCCAAGCTGCTGGTCCTTATACTTGCCTCCCAAGCAAAATGGCCCTGTACCTGGAATATGGGGGGTCTCTAATTCAATAGCTTTTCCACTCGTAACATACCCTAGGCTTGGCCTCATTGCCAAAATACCCGAAGATCTCTAGGGTATGGGTGTCAGAGCTATAATCCAACCCCACGTGCGGATAATTCATGGTCCCTTCTGGGTCATTGACTTCTATCGTCGCATCAAGTGGGTAGGTGTGGAGTTGCTGAATGAGTTCGCGTATCGTCATGGCTTCGCCTCATCACGGTCTAAATACTCATGCTGCCAGTCAAGCCACGCATGGCCGAGTTCATGCCCAAGGATATAGACACGTCTCTTAAGAGGCAATGACTTACGAATGGTAATCGTGCGCGTGTCAGAGTCCCATGTACCATCGCAATCGTGTGGGATAGTCGAGGATTGTTTAACCGTGACTCGGTAACCGAAGGGTAAGGTCACAGAGGCGGGTATACGGAGCATGTTTATTTACCCATGGCGCTCGCGATGGTGGCGTTATACGGAAGCAACACGTCCTCTAAACCAGGCCCTTTAAGCATCAAGGCCCGCATGCGTAATATCTCAGCGGCACTCATTAAACGCACACGCCGACCAGTTCCCTCACGCCTGTAGACTGCCTTGAATGTTTCTCGATGGTGGACGAGACGCCACTTAAGCGTATCGAGTTTACAGGGGATTAATTGGGCGGCAAGGGGTAGGTCATAGAGCGGCATGATAAGGACGGTCGTTGTGATGGGTACTGAACCAGTAATGTGAACGTATTGTGTGGACTGTAGGGGGGGTTGTGTCATGTTCGGGGTATACGCATTTGGTACTTTATGGGCTGTGTAAGGGCTCAAGGTTCCCATCTATTCCCCCAGCAGTTTCGTGGAAATACAACCGTAAGGCCGCGTTATTTATCATACTAAAGGATAGATAGGGATATCGGTGCATGAAGGCTTGCACTTGTTGGGCTGTGTCCTCGTCTAAATACACTGAACGTTGATTGAGGCGAGTTTTTACTTGTGCCATGATAGTAGTCCTTTTTGGCTGTCAGATAAAACCTTACATAGTGCATCATACCACAAAATAATTCGCACGCAACTAGTAAAACCCCTTGACATTATTTTAAGGTCTGATATAACCGCACCATCAGAGCCCACTAGAAACGGATGGGCGTAAGAGTGCGGGGGGCATCAACCGTTTGCGGACACCCTACCCGACTTGTGCGAGACACTGTGATCCTTTTTCTATGGAGGCTCAATGACCCCTTTAGAGCGCGAATTACTAGCCGTGTTGAAATTAACGACATATGAACTCAATGCAATTAGGGCTCGTGATGGTGCTCCACAGCATATACACTGGGACCGGGGCCGCCCTATACAGACGAATAGCTGTACGCATGAATGGTGGAATGAACTAACCGAGATGTGTTTTGCTGTTATCCATAAAGCGGAAGGGGCATAATGTACATACGCAACTTCAACACGCGGTTGGAGATTATATGACTCTAAAAGGTGCCAAGAAACGACTAAAGGAGCGCATTATAAACCCACCAAAAGTACAACTCTCATCACGCGCACTCTTTCGGCTATGTGCGAAATCTGCCGCGTGCGATCATCTCGTAGATATCGTTGCGTTTATACTTAAAGAAGACCCTGGCGTGGGGGCGTTATACCCCAAAAACGTAGTTGCGTTGAAACATTATTATAAGACTGTTCGCAATCTCCATTAAATAGGGGGGGGGGCTATGTACATCCGAAACTTCAACGCAGTTCACCAACAGGTTCGGGAATATACCATCAAGAGAACATTAAAGGATCTCATTCGACAACATGGCGTGGATGATCTACTGAAAGGCCTTGAGTCTGCTTATAAGGAAACTGTCTTTGCAAGAGCACAAAGCAGCGAACCTGTTCAGCATAGAGCCGTTGTCTTAGCCGTCGCGGTTGAGCAATTGACCAAGACAAAGGGGTTATCGGCATCATGACTCTTACCTTTGACTATTCATACGCAACCGACCAAGTGCGCGTGTTTGAACCGGGCGAGAGTAGCTTTCCCATTGAAAAGGCGACCGCAAAAGAAAAGGGGGTGGAGAATGATGATACCATTGAGTGAGGCGATTTTATTGGGGGCAATGATGAGGCCCCCCGCATTTGGACCGCTCAAATACCCAAAAGCAAGCTGTAGTTTACAGGCGGGATTAGATGCCGTTGGCCATGAGATGGGTAGGTATATTTATCCCGCGGTGGTAAAGATCTGGCCCTGGCTTAACCGAAACGTGGAATGCCCTTGGTGTGTTCGGGAACATGCCGTGTACAACGTGATTGGCCTATGTTTGAATGATAGGGCCAAGTGGTCTAGGCAGAAGATTGCCAAGTGGGTTGCCACGATTGAGCCTGTCGGGGTAAACACGACACAAACCAGCCAGGCACAAGAGGTGGGTAAGTAATGGACCCCGACATCAAGCAGGCGATTGAAGAATTAGAGTTACTGACGAATGCCCCTAAAAGTTTCGCCGATATGCAACCCCATGAGCGTATCCTTGCGGATACCATTGCACGAACTTCGTTACAACTCAGATTAACTGACCTTGATTTGATTGCAGCCTTGCCCCGTATCCTGGCCTTTATTGTACGCAAAGCCACAGAAGGGAAGAGTCTTTTATGACTAAAGGAGAGTTTGAGGCGCTATACACAAAACATCAAAAAGCGTGGCTTACCCTTGCACGAGGATTAGTGAAGGATGAGGATATGGCGGCGGATGTGTTACAGGGGGTTGTGGTGAGATTATTGGCAAGACCAGATGGATTAAAGCGGATGGATATGAACAAGGCCCCGAATGGGTGGATGAGAAAGCAGATTATGTGGTATATCAAGCGCTTCATCTGGCTCAATCCAGACAACCGAGACATAGAAGCCCATAATGCCGTCCCGATAGGGGATCTTGAGTTATCATTGAGTAGTCCAGAATTACACAATGAGGAAATAGAAACGCCGCGTGAACGGGGTGTCCAGGCGGCGTTGTCTAAGTTGTCAGTGCAGGATCAAGATATCCTACGTCTCCATATCGTCGCCCGTAAGCCCTTTAAAGAGATTCATCGAATCATAGGCTGTAAAAGGTCTCCCGGGGCACTGAAGAAACACTACCATACGTGCATCCTCCCTAGCTTTCGTTTGGCGATAGCGAGTGTCGGCATTTCAGCCCAGCCATGCGACGATAATAACTTGCCCTCGAAAGACCAAACCGCTGCTTGACGATTGGGGCAAGGTGATGATGGCTGAGTGTTGGGTGCTCAGCGCATAAGGTTACAAGTTGCTCAGATACGTCTTTAATCGTCGCTTCTTCTGGGAAGTTCCACATACCTGTTTCACTATCTCGAATGGCCTGGAGTTTAATGTCCTCGTCAAACCTTGACTCGACCCAATAAAAGGCCTGATTCTCGCCAGTCGGCCAGAGAAGCCAATTTGCATCTACCTCACCGCCAATAAACCCACTCCCTTTTCCCGCACTCGAAGGACGCGGGGGTGGGGCATATTGGCTTTCGTTCCTATCGGCTACCCCAGCCGTCTCGCTTCCTTTAGTTGTATGGTGGACGATCATCAAAGCCATGTCCCCGAATATACTATTGAGAACATCCCACACACGGCGCATATCCCGTTCAGTATTGCCATCGAGATGATGTATCTTAGAAAGCACGTCGATAATGACGAGCTTTGGTTCAACCCTATTCACGAGCTTATTCAGCATCGTCTGAGATTGAAGGGACATCAGATCAAATGGTTTCTCCATTGTGCCGGGACGAATTAGCACAATATCCCCACTTAAATCGACCCCATTTACGACTAGATCGTCTAAGCGCTCTTTCCATATCGGGTCGGGAGTATCGAATTGTAGATATAAAACACGGCCTTTGGATGTTGACCGCCCTAGAAAGGGCAGTCCTTGCGCCACGGCAAGAGCAAGTTGAAATGCGAAAAATGACTTACCAGTTTTTGCAGGACCAACGAGTGCTATACGTGACTTTTCAGGTATCAGTCGATGAATTAGATATGGAACAGACAAAACCGGAAGCGCCCGATACTCTGCGAGAGAGATAGGTTCCAACGTCACGACCTCCATGTATGGTGAGGCGCTGTTATACGCATACGGTACCGGCATGAGTACCCCCCGCGTATACTAGCCACTCACAAAACAATTCCATAAGGAGCCTTATGCAGGAATTAACGCCTGTATTTAGCCCCAGTGCGACTGAGACATTTTCCAAATGTCCTCGCAAATGGGCCTTGAATAGAGCGGGGTGGAAACCTCGCATGATTTTGTACCCCGAACTTTGTGCGGTATTAGGGACTGGCTTTTCCGTGTCCATGAATCTCTACAATGCCATGCTCATTGAGGGTGTGAAAACCCTACCCGTTGTTGAAATAGTCGCAGCCGGACAACGGGCGATGAATGAACAGCTTGCAATGTACCTAGATGCGGGGAGAAGGGTACACGTAAAAGATGAACCATTCTATGACCTGCTCGCGTTGAAATTAGAACAAGCAGTTCATCTCTATCACGCACACAACCCCATGAAAGATTGGAGGATCTTACAAAGCGAGAAAACTTATGAGGCGCATGGAAATTGCCGAATTGACGTTTTGGCTGATCCTCTTGATGGGCTTGGCCCGGCTGTTGTGGATTATAAATTGAAGGTCAAATTAGATCCCGAGTGGCTTGATGCAGAAATTGATAAGCACGCTAAGACACAGCAGCGGTTTCATTATCAATGGGCGACAGGCGCAAAACGCTTCTACATTGTCCTTGTTGTGTTGGCGGGGAATCGTAAGAAGATCACGCCTTATGTCAAATTGAGTGCGCCATTTGGGGCCTCGCCTTATTATGATAGTGGGCTGTGGTTGAAGGACGCCACCTTTCTATGGGGTGACATGGCCAGCCTAAAGAGCTTATCGCCTCGGGCTATTGGTGGTAGTGCTGTCCACGAGGATAAATGGGGTCCCTGTGAGTATGAGGATGCGTGCCTTACTCACACACTAGATGAAGCGGCGATGAGTGTTCAATATGTCAAGATAGAAAGGAGCAAGTAGTTGGCTTATAGCTCAAACCGAGACCTTGATACCTTACGAAAGAAGTTCAGGCGAGTATTACTCAATGGCCCACCTAATAGCGGCAAGTCTACCAGCTTGCGTACTTGGCCTGGTCCTGTTATTGGGCAGATCTTTCCTAAAGAGAAGGGCAGTTCGTCACTATCATTCACGACACAAGATGGACAGCCATTAATTGCCCTAATACCCGATGACATTGACGTGACGAAGCCTCAGGATTGGCGGGCTATCAGTGCTGAGATGCGCAAGACGACGATTGACATCCTTGCAGGTAAACATGGGCCGGTGAAGACGTTCTTTGGGGATGGCATACATAAAGCCTATCAAGTCATCCTGGCAAGTGTATGTGGAGGCTGTAACTATACTGGCGAAGAATTCGAGCCGAAGCTATACAGCAAGGCCCATTCGTTATTCTGGGAATACATTGACCTGATCCTTTCCAGTAGCGTTGAGTATGCGGTCTTGACCTGTTGGGATGGCGCCGAACAAGACAATCCCATGGATCAAAGTGCCGAGGGTAAGAAGAAAAAGCATGTCTACCCTGACCTTCCTGGACAAGCAGCCCGTAAGATCATGGGTGAATTCTCGCTTGTGCTGAATTGTGGTATTGAGGGTGTCGGGGCTGCGACAAGGTATTATTGGCAAACGCAACCAGGCGGCTGGGTCTGGGGCGCGGGCATGAAGTTGCCGATTGAAGTGACACAAAAACTCAAACTACCAAGGGAGGTGGCGCAAGATTGGACTAAGCTAGATGCTCAAATATCAAAGGCCCTCGATGAGGTGTACGCCATTGCGAATCAACACACATTAATAACCGAGGGGAAAATCTACGTGGGGTGAAGAAATGCAGTATGTGGAATACGGCGGGACGCACGATAACCAACTTACATTGGATATGATTGTAGATGCTCGTGGTCCCGCCCGCGTGAACCTTCGTGATTTAGACACAAACGGATGGGCTTGTCGTGTATTTGAAATCGCTCGTGATGAAACAACTTATGGAACATTAATTTATGTTCCTGATGTGCGAACAATACAACTTTTTAAGGAGTTAAACCCCCTATGAAGGACGATTCAAACGAAGTAAATGTAGCCGAGGATTTTAACGATCAGGTCAGTGCCGATCTTATCAAGCAAGCACAGGAAGCGGATCTGATCGAAGCGGGCCGGTATCGTTTCCAGGCGGAGTCCTATGAGAGCAAAAAGGACGATAAGGAGTACTTCGATGAAGAACAAACGCAACGTAATCCTTGGTTCAATAAGACACGTCATAATCTGCGCCTGTCATTGACCTCGAAGCGCGATGGGGCTGGTAAGGATGCCCCGTTTGCAGTCCTTGAACGCCCGCGTACGTTCTTTCAGCGGGTTGCGTCGGCGTCAGTTCTCAACAGCAAAGGTGAGTTGAGCAATGAGAGTAAGTTCTTTGGACAGATGGCGGGGATTGCCTCTAAGGGAACGGGGCAGAGCATGACGGTCAAGCAGGTACTTGACTACTTCACCGAACACGCCGCTGAGATTACCATTACGAAATCAGAAGCGACTGACAAGTACCCTGATGCCAAGAACTGGGTGAGGGCGATTAAGGCGCTTGAGCAGTAATTAATAAACGTCACAAGCTGGCTGCGGTGCCGCTGTAAGCTGTTAAATCCCGTAGGCCAGACGGGGGAACCCCTATTAGAGAGTGAAAGTCTCTCTGTTACGACAATAATCAAAGGACGGGGGCGGGGCTTCAGTGTCTCGCCCTCGATTTGTTTTATGCTCTATCATATCGGGCCGTATCAAGTACGAACAGTGTACCATATCGGACATCGCCGCACGATTGCTCGCGCTAGAGATGCGGCAAATGTAGGGTTTGATGTAATGGCAGATGATTTTGAGACTGACGATTCGCTTATAGCGCGGGTGCGTGCCATCGTTGAGAGGGAGATTAAAAATGGACATTGACATATTAGCGGGCAAGATCGTGGTGGCGATTTCATTAGTAGCCTGGTTGGTGTATTGGGTTGTGGATTATATGGCGGCGCGTGAGGCCCGTAAGTTCCCACGCGCCAATATACGGCGATGACTCTGCTTCAAGAAGTCATCACAGCGTTCATGTGGGCTGAGATTGTGTTAGTAGGGGTGTGGCTTGGGTTGAGTGTGCTGGTTGTCGGCGTGTGGGCGTGGGTGAGATGGTCAACTAAGGAGGTATAATGAAAGCGGCAATTATTGGCATGATGTTAATTGGCTTAGTAGGGTGTCAATCGGTGCAGAATAGTTGGCATATGGAGGTTGATGTCATTAAGAATACGAAGATCAAGCGCAACCCTGGCATGATCACATCACCCTATACGGAAGTCTTGCATCAGGAATGTCCTACATCGGCGCGTATAGATGCCACGATGTACGAGGGCTACGACAAGCTGAAGTTTAGTGAATGCGTGACGATGAAACGTGAGATTAATGGCGTGATGTCAGATCACTGGGACCAAGCGTTTGAACCCGGTACACTGAATGGCGTGGGCGGGGCGGTGTTGAACGCGGCGGCTATTGGCGCGGCTGGGCATATGATTGGGAAAGGTTTGAGGGGTAGCGGGGGTGTTCAGAATAATACTAATACGAATAATGCGGCATTCTATGATGGCATTCCGCCTAAGGGCGGGCATGCGTTGGTGAAATAACCAAGGAGGGTGTATGAATTTGATTGGCATCGCCTCGCTGGAAGTTGTGACTGTGGACGGTAAAAACGTACTGGAAATAACTGACTCTCAAGGGCGTGTGTTCCACTCGCCGCTGGTCCTCATCGAAAAGAAAGGATAAATCATGGATACAACAGAACCAAAACCAACCCGCTGGTATCCGTATTGGGAGCGCCCCATTGATTCGCGGTGGTATCCGTACTATGAGCACGATAATGTGCATCCCGAATAGGGGTGAGCCTACACTAGTGTGGAGCGCTAACAAGCCGACTGTGCCGGGGTGGTATTGGTATCGCTTCCGCTCAACAAAATGCATTGTGTTATTCCAGTACGATAAGGTGTGGTCAATCGATACTAGGGGCGGTGGCCTTCTGCCCAGCATGGGTGGCGAATGGTCCGGCCCCATCGGGCCGCCGCAGGAAGGAGCATGAGGGATGAGCAATTAAATAAAGGAGAAACACGATGACACCGAACCTCACCGAGCTATTCCGCAGATATAAATTACTGCGCAGCGACTCCCCGGCTAGTTATGAAATGGTCATGGCTGAGGAACAACTGATTAACTTGTTTTTAATCCACGGCCAAGCCCTGATTGAGGCGCTGGATGACATGGTAAGTCTAGCGCGTGAGTTACGGGATGGTGTGCTCTATTCTGACGAGCTGGTGAGTCGTGAAACAGGCAACGCCGCAGCCCTCATTGCTACCTTAGAACGAGAGGCAGGAGAACAACCACGATTACGCCAGCTTACGCTAGAGGACAGCATCGTGAAAATTGTGCGCAACATAGTCACGGACATGACGGGGGCAGCATGACACGCACGCTTATATTAGCAAGCCTCCTCCTCACGCTGGCTGTGCCGGTGGGGGCTGAGGATTGGCTGGCTGGCCCGGGTAGGTTCTGCGGGGAGGACGCGTTTTGTTATGACTCAACCTGGGAAGCCTACAAACAATATCTGAACGGTGACGATAAGGCACTCACGAAAGATAAGTGTCTCGCCAAGATGAAAGCGGCGATGTGGGCGCTGCGCCAATGGGACTCAGTAAGGAAGGAATGCCTGACGGAATCAGTTTCGACACATAAATGCCCACTCGCCGTCCTGGACAAGAGGAGAGAGTAAACATGTTCTGCCTTGAGCCGCTATTACTCGCTGGCTATTTACTGACCGTTCCTGTGAATCATTACCATACGACAAATATAGACAGCCCCATCGTTGAAATCCAGACCTGCGAACGTGGGCTAGGGGCACATGTGAAGGCAGCAACGAGCAATGTCTACATGGGAGGCGTTCATTATGGCCTTCAATATCAAGTAGACGAATATACGTTGACTGTCCAGCCCTTTACGGGGCTTTCCTATGCCGCCAATCCTATTCATGAATTACCACAACAGACGCAATTTGAGGTAGGCGTTAAATTAATGGCAGGTATTGGAAAGGCGAGAGTGGCAATTGAGTACTTGCACCTGTCAAATGCTCATATGGAACAGCCGAATATCGGCCTGGATTTAATTGCCTTACAAACTGGATGGAGATTCTAAGTGCTCGCTAAACCCCCCACATGCCTAGGCTGTCCTTTGTACGGCGACGGCAAGGGCTTCGTACCGGACATTATTGTACCAGGTTCAAGGCTCACAATACTAGCCATGTCTCCCGGTAAGCATGACGAACACGGGAAACGCATGGCGGGGTATGACGCCAAGCACCCCATCTACGAGCAAATAGAGCCGCAGCCCTTAATAGGCATGACCGGCTATCAACTACGAGAAACCTACCTTCCTTTAACAGGTGAAAAGGACACATCTCTATGCCACGTCATCAAGTGCCGTTACCAAGTGAACGGGAAACGGGTAGACTTCCTCCCAAAAGGCGCCGTATTGAAGGCTGCAATGAGCCACTGTACCACGGCACATCTGAGCATTCCTGCTACGACGAGCTTAGTGGTGACGATGGGGGGTCCGGCGTTCGAGTACACCCAACCGATTCTATCGAAAACGCACAGAGCCTTATCGAAACGTACGACGAAGGAGACCGATGGTACTGGCGGGGGACCGATTGAGAAGTGGCGGGGGTTTCTAGGCCCACAATATGTACAACCCCAACGAGCCTCTATCACGCTCGACGGTCTGGATGGGTCAGCAGTTCATGCGGGAATACCTGTCTTTGTAGTTGAGGACATTGGAGATTTCTTCAAGGCACCCGCCAAGCGAATTACCGCACGACTCGATTGGAAAAGAATTGGCCGCTATCTACGTGGCGAATGGCCCAAGGAAATTCCTCGACGATGTATTGCCGCTGGTAATATCGGCGCTGTCAACGCTGCATTCGATAGGGCAGAACAAGCCACCTTTGTAGTTATTGACACAGAATATAATCCCGTGACGAAGTTCCTCAACATGATTGGGATAGGCTGGAGAAATGCAGATGGAATTATTGACGGGGTACAGATTGAGTGGGTTGGAAATGAGGAAGTTACGTCGGCTATTAGGTCCGCATTTATACGCCGCCTTGCTGTCCTTGTTAAATTGGTCAAAGTTGTCTTCCAAAATGCAAAGGCGGACTTACCCGTTATTGCGCAGAATCTTCATGTCCACTGGAGCAAGTATAAAGCCATAGACGACACGATGCATATGCACTCGGTCCTTTGGAGCGAGATGAGGCATGGGCTGGGGTTCTTGGCGTCTATCTACGGCCACTACCCCAAGCTTAAGCACTTAGCTGGGGAAGATGAGCTGTTATATAACTGGGGCGATGTGATTGAGACGTTAGTGGTCTACGAGGCCTTGATGCGGGAATTCAAAGCCGACCCTTTGACGTACCAAGTCTACACGTCTCAGTCACTTCCTTTAATACCCCTCACCCTTGAACGGGAGGTGAAAGGCATACAAATTGACCAAACGAGGCTTACCGAACTCATCGATACTTATCACAGCAGGGCTAATGAATTCCAAGCAATGTCGAGTGTTTACGCGGGCTATCCGCTCAACATTATGTCTACAGGCGCCAAAGGGCAACTCGCCCGGCACCTTAAGACGTATGAAGGCGTCGATCTTAAAAGCGTGGATGAAGAAACCATAGCCACCGAACGCGATAAATACCTCCCCTTTAACCGAGAACAGGAGGATAAGCATGGCTTCACCGGTGAATACGTCCTATCCCGGATCGAACAGGGGGCAAGCCCGTTACTTGAGCTTCGTGCGGCGTGTGTCTTTTACCAACAAGCCCTTAATCAAGACCTTTTGCCTATCAGAGGATATGAACGAGTCTATCCCTCATTTAGACACGACGCCCAGGCGAGTGGACGATGGAGTACAACCCATCCAGCCTTAGCGAAGGTGCCGAATGATTTTCTACCCATCTACGTACCCGATGAAGGGTATGTATTATTTGGAGCTGACTATGATGCGCAAGAACCGCGTATTTTCATGGCTGAGGCGAAATCTACCTACTTGCAAAAATCGTTCAATGAAAAGCTTGACATCCATACCCTTCTCGTCTGCGATATGTTTGGGTGGTCCTACCCCCCCAATCAAGCCAATCCGCACTCCTCGCCAGAGTGTGAAGCGTGGCGTGAGAAAGTAGGCTGGGGCGGGAAGGAAGATAAACGACGTACGGTATCAAAGAACGTCAGATACGAACGATATTACATGGGCACTGGAGCTAATGCCATACGAAAGGCGGTGAAACTTGGGGTCCCCAAAGCAGCGATGGAAAAGGCGTCTCGCCTTGTCATCCAGCAGGATCCGAACGTCGCTCAATTCCATCGAAACATTAAAAAACTTGCTAGAGAGAAACGGGTTCGATCTTGGGCCAATAGATTGCGTGTCTTCTTCGGGCAAGGACAGTCTGTCGAACGAGAAGCTTGTAATCACAAGATGCAAGCGGGGGGTGTCGATATCCTGAACCTAGGCATCATCGAAACCATCGCAACCTACTCTTTCTTGACGGTGTTCTATACCAGACACGATTCGTTTTTCTTTGAAGTCCCTATAAGCAAATTCACAGCAGAACTCGCTGAAGGGGTTAGGAAGATATGCGAGCAGCCGAGGACGATAAACGGTATGGCGGTTCCGTTTCCGGGGAGCTGGAAGTTGATGGAGCATAGTGGCGAGCTGTTCAAAATAGTGAAGTTTGGCAACCCGTTCATACTAGAAAATGATAAGACAAAAGATCGGTCACAGTATAAATTTAACAAGGAGGTCAAGGCGGCATGAAAATCACAACAACGAGACCGAGACCACTCCCACCACAAATAATCACGTTAGAATTAAGCGAGCAAGAAACGAAACATCTTCAAGCCATCTTATACCCAACTAAGGAGGACACCCCAGATGAGCAGAGAAAATTTGAATACGAATTATGGAAACAAATTCGAGCTTTAACGGGGCTAGCCGGAGGTAATGGCCAATGACAACCCAACTCAACCGCGTACGTTCTCTTATTGGTGAACTGGTGAAGGACTTCTGCTCTATGCGTATCGGAAAGGAGTTCTATGGGTGGGAGTTGAATACCTTCGTCGCGGATAGAGTCACGCACGTAGCCCCCGGTTCACCTGACCGTATCCTTCGTGACTTACGGCAGAGTGGCGATGTGGCCTATACAGTCATTAATAGGGCGCAGTCAAGGTATTATGTGGATAGGGTGAACGCCTAATGGACAGACGATTGCTATTACTAAAAGCGTGTCGTGAGTTGCTAACCAAGTGTGCTAGGTCCAATCATGTTTTGAATGTTATGGACACAATAGTGTATTACGATGACGCAGAGTGTGATGGTCATTGCCTATTGGAGGACATTCAAACTGAACTTATTAGGTATGGCGTTGGCGATTAATGAATGGCTCGCCCGTGTCCTGTTCATTACCGACATGCACTCCCCCTATCATGACAAGCGGGCGATTAACCTCATGGAGAAGGTTGCGTTACAGATAGGCGTGAATAAGATCATCTGTGGGGGAGATGCCGCTGACTTCTACGCGGTCTCGACGCATAATAAGGACCCTAAACGACGAGAGACATTCTTTGATGAAGTGAAGGTCACGAATCGGCTATTACGCCGTATTGAGGGGTGGGTGAAACCTCCCCCTAAACCGAGTCCTTGGGTAGGGTTTTGGCTTGAGTTCTTGATGGGCAATCATGAATTCCGCCTTGATAGATACATCCAAGAGAGAGCCCCCGAGATGGACGGTATCGTGAGCGCCGATGGTCTATTAGGCCTAAGTGAGAATGGTTGGAAGGTGACACAGTATAAGGATCATACAACAGCCGGTAAGTTATACATCACGCACGACATCGGGAAGGCGGGGGCCTCAGCAGTCAAGGATGCCATGAACAGCTATCAAGATAACGTCGTCATCAATCATTTACACCGCATTATCTATCTCGTGGAGGGTAACGCAAAGGGAACGCCCCATGTCGCGGCCTGCTTTGGTTGGCTTGGAGACGTCACGAAGGTAGACTATATGCATCGTGTCAAAGCGAATAGAGATTGGGCCTTGGGTTTTGGCGTGGGTTACTTACGGTCAAATGGCTTCGTATACCTTCAGCCTGTGCCGATCGTGGATTATACGTGCGTTGTAGAAGGACGCTTATTTACCGCGTAATGAAAGGACGAATGGCAAAGAATTCAAAGCCTCTCCATTACCTTGTGCATCCGTCGTTAATGAACACGCCTGAGATTATTGAGGTGATACGAAAAGGTCATATCGTCACGTCAATGGCTGTGGCGACGATTGAGGACATCCTCAACGCTGACCTTATCATAGGCCCTAGTTGTTATAGGCTGTCAACTGAGACGATTCATTTGCTTGAGTTGGCGACGAAGGCTGAGAGAGCGAGTAAGTATGAGGGCAAGCATGAAAGCCATAGCCGATAACCTTCTACTAGCCAATCTCGTTTGGTATCTCGTCCTCGCGTGTGCCTTTGGGATGGCGGGCGCGTACCCTAAGTCGATCTACTTTCTAGGCGCGGCTGTATTAACCGTAGGCGTGGTGATGATGTGATTTGGCTATGGGTTCTTGTCTTGATGCGTGATCCTGAAGAGTTTAATGACTGGGCACGGACGCCACAAAACATGGAGATCACTTTAGCGGGCTTCTCCCAAGAATGGGAATGTCAGACTGCGAAAGAATCGATGGAGCGGGAGGCGGCTATTCACTTCAGGCCGCGTAGATATGTTTGTATCTATGATAAAATGCTTGATTACACAGGGAGGCTTGATGACCGAGACATTACAGGTAGGCGATAGGGTCGTGAGGACCGAATACGACAACACCCCAGCGGTGCCTGTGGGGTCTATCGGGACCATAACGGGAGTATCAGAAATGGGTGGCGTACTGGTCAAATGGGATAAAAGTGACCAAGGGGTGTATAATAGTGCGTCGTGTTTGACTAAAGTACAAGCACCCCAATTCATCCACCATGAACAGGAAGGAGATACGCCCGAATCCATTGCCCTTGAACAAACGGATAGGGTGTTTCACACTGGGGATGGCTTTACGTTATTGCCTATGGACAGTGTCCAACGCAAGACGGTCCCAATCGCGAGCGGGGTATTGGACTACTTCCCAGCGGCAATAGTTGAAGTGGCATGCGTGTCAAATGTTGGGAGCAACCAACATCACCCCGGCCAGCCCCTTCACTGGGAGCGGGGAAAGTCGGTCGATCATGCCGACGCCCTCATGCGTCATTTACTAGAACGGGGTACTGTAGACACAGACGGCATGCGGCATAGCGCAAAGGTCGCCTGGAGGGCCTTAGCCTTATTGCAAGAAGAGCTTGAGGCTGAGGGTGCGCCGACATCGCGAGGGTCGAGTTGTAGCCGATAGACGACAGAAGCACTGACTCTAGCTACGACTCTAGCTGTGAGTCTGGCTGTTTAGACACCCGTGGGGACGTGGGTAAAGGGCTGCGACATCCCCCCTAGCTGTTGGGCGCAGACCCGTCTAGACACAACAATGCCCTCTTTCCCTTTAACAAGGAGAGAGGGCATTTGTGTTTCTGCTTACTTCGCCGCTGTCGTCTTATCGAACGAGCGCATAGCCCCAAGACCAAGCATCCCACCAAGAATAATCATCAGTTCAGTGATATCGAGATTTGGGAGTGTGACGTGGTTACCAAATGCCTCTAATATAAAGGCAAGGAATTGCTGAATCACGTAATGATAGGCCAATGAGCCTCCACAAACCCATCCAACGGCAGGCCGCCACCCCGCAACAAAGACCGACTGTGACCCCGCCTCAATCTTGTTCACCTCAATCTGTGCGAGGGTGACATCCTGTTGTGCCTTCCAAATTGCCTGCTCCGCTTCAAGTCTATCCTTGGCATCTGGTATCCATTTATCTAAAATCGGCTTGAGAATGCCACTAAATGCGCCACTGACAGCATCGACGATAGGGTTTGACATGTTATTTCCTTTCCAATAAGCGCATAATCCCATCCTCAATACGCTCAAGGCGGGCTTGGTTGGCTTTGTGTTGTTCTTCCTGAACGCCTTGATGGACGAGGCAGGCGTTTGCTCCCGTTTCAAGGCGAGCAATTCGTCCCGTTAAGGCAAGCCACAGACTTAAGGCGGCGGTGAACGCGCCACCAATTGCCCCCATCGTGACATCCCAGAGTTTAGACGGGTCCATCGTCATTCCTTCACAACCACGATGACAGTAACGGTTACCCCCGCCCCGCCGGTAAGGATTGGACGAATGGCGAAGGGGTTTTGCGCGATTAACTTCATCCCTGCGGTGGTGAAGGTGATGTTTGTATCTGCATGGTCTGTGAGTGTCGCCCACGTTTGGCTCGTGGGATGATTTGCGCCTTGGATAGTGACAGTCCCACCGCCGAAGGTCCCATAAACTTGGATGGTTTTATCGGCATGGGAGGTATGGGTGAGGGCGTTTCCTGTCGGATCGCCATCAGTCAACGTCCAGCTATAGATTTTCAGCCTATCCCCGCCGTGGAAGTTACTACTATCGAATGAGAGGTTGATTGCCGCTGCCATAATTACCGCCTCCTTCTACGCATCATGAGAAACATGCCTGTGGTGAATGGCGTGGCAGCCCCGCCACTACTCCCAGCAAAACCAAGGTTCATAATCCAGAGCAGCATTAAAGCAAGCCCTTCCGCCTCAACACCCACCACTCAATGAGGAAGTTAGATTGCCAGGCGGGGATGTCGGTGCTTTTACCGGCGGCTTCTGCGTAGTGACGCATCCATTGTAATGCTTCTTTTTTACGAATGTCTTGAGTCCCAATACCAGAGGCAAATTCACGCTCTGATTTATCAACAGCTTGCGAGGCGAAGTGAGAATACTGGCTACTGACAATAGGGTATAAGTGCTCATACCATTGATAGGGCGCTGGAAAGAACTCTTTATAAAACAACACACGCCAGGCAACCTTAAACCTCTGCCAGAAGGTGGCGCTTTTCTGATTCGGGTAGATGTTTGTTTTGAGGGGAGGTGTTTTTTGCATAATCACCTTACTTATAGAACACGTTAATGATGATCGAGTTGGCGGCTGGAGCGCCGGTGTCATTATCAGCTACGCCCGTCGTGACGGCTGCACAGATCGCGGTGTCGAAGGTGATGCCCATGGTGGAGCTAAACAACCCCGTGACATCATCACTGGAGTTGCCTGGGATGCCTAGTGTAATGACTGGCGTTGACGTGCCTACGGTCGTGTTTGGCGCTGTTAAGTTGTAAAACTTCAGCCAGAGGGTTGACGTGTGGGTGTTCGTCACCCACATGCCGTAGATCTGGCCTGCGGTGGCTTTGATTTCTTCCTCCGTCTCGTCAAGGTCAATGCTGCGAAAGATCGAACACCCACCCGTCGTATGTGGTTGGGGGGTGACAATCTGCTTACGGTCTAGGGTCATCCTAGCCGCCCCCGCGTCCCCTTCATCGACACTATCTGTCGAGCCTTCGTCAGCTTCAAACCCGGCCATCATGACACTTGAGGTTGCGGGCGTAAATGCCACGTCATCGACTATGACGGGGTTATCAATGAGTTGGAGGGCGGTTAGGGCGTTCCCGTCAACTTGAACGGCGAATGTCCCGGCGTTTGTGACCGCATGTGACGGGACAGATGACAATGATACAGGCAAGGTTTCACCTGAGAACGCTTCCACCTTCAAACGCCCGAGCGCGTCCATCTGGAGCGGGCCGATTTCGTTGGTTGTATCAACGAGTGTGGTATCAGCATCTCGACGAACGGCACCAACTGTTAAGCCTTTCGTGGTGGTCTCTGTGTATGTCGTTGTGCCGAGTGTCGCCACACTGTCGTCAATGAGTTGGAGAGCGGTGAGAGCCGCGCCACTTTCCTGAACAGCAAAAGTACCGCCGTTCGTGACGTTGGGTAATGTCAGCACATCCACGTCGCCGATATTCGCCGTACCTGCCACAAGGGCAGGCAAGCGCGTGATATCGCAATCAAGGCCATTCGTGGCATCCCCACCAATCAACGCCCCCGCAGCGGTCAGGACGGTTGCCGCCGCCCCATTCCTCAAGTACCATGCCTGGACGGCATCCCCATCCAACGAGACGCTTGTAGGTGCGGCGGCACTCGCATATCCACCAGTGAGAACTGGATCAATAGCCGCAGCCCCCGCGTCATGGGCAACCTGCCCCATGGCAATATCCACTTTACCCAGGTCACGAGCAGCGCGATCAAGTGGGTCAGTCGGCAAGCCAACCGCACTTGTCACTTTCGTTTGCGTGTTATCCGCCCCGAACTCGACCTTGACGTATTGATGTTGCGCCACCCCATCATCATCGGTGGCAATGGTCGCCCCGCCCGCACCAGGATCTAAGGTTACATTGTCAGCCATGATATGCTCCTGTTAATAAAAGGAAAGGAATCCACCACATACGCCCGATACCCATCGTCATCAACCGCATCACCCCGCCGACCGATTCGCCTGTTGCCGTCGCCCCCATGCCTACACCACGCGCTAGCATAATCATGATCTCGCTTACCTCCCCATGCCCATCGTCATGAGACTTTGCTTTGATTGCGAAGGCGGAGCTTCGTTCATAAAAAATAACAACAGCATGCTTACTCCATAGAACCAATGATAAGCCAACCCGTGTTACCGGCTGCGGAGTTCGTAACCTGCACAATACGAATTCCTTGATTCTGCCGTAGGACAATGCCGTAGCCGCCGTTTTCAGTACGCAAAGGAGACGGTACCAGTTCAAGGCCCCCCTGGGTTGCGACTTGAATAGTTGCCGTGTTCGTTTCTTCAGAACTCAGCGAATAGTTACGAAGGTCCGTGCTCGCTGTCGCCCCGCCTGTCGGCTTTGCTCGGCAAGTAATGTCAGCGTCAAGAGCTGTCTGCGATAGGTCGGGGAGCCATGCTGTAATTGTGGTGCCGCCAGTGCCTACCGCCGTCGTCCTCTCTAAGAGCCAATCGAACACAACCCCAGTCACGACAGTCGTGATGTTGGGAATCTGTAATATAGATAGGATACGGAACACGAGCGTGGCATCCGCGTTGAACACATCTACGTGAACGGTGTTCGCAACAGCGACATGGACTTGGGAAGGAATCAAAAATGTGTAGCGCGGCTTGGTGCCGATGATATAACCGCCCTCGTCTGCCAACATCACGACTTGGTGTTCCTTGCTACCGACAAGGTGCGTCGCAATCGTCGCCCCGGCCCCTGGCGTCACAGTGACACTATCGTTTGCTTGTGGCATTTATCTCCCCATCCCTAGCATCATAAGTCGTAGGACCGACGTTGCAACCGCTTCCGTCGGGAGGAAGCATGTGACGCGAGGACGTTGGGCAAGAAGCAGTGCGTAGGGCGCAGCATTCAGCATCAGTAATTCGGTATTGGATAGAGCACGATCCCAAATATAAACACACCCAATCTGACCGACTAAGCCATTGGCTTGAGCCGTAGAATTTTTGTAGCCCCGTCCGATTGCTAAACCGCCCGTCGTCGTTCCCCCGCCAAGATTGGTAGTATTGACCTCTAATCTCCCATTGCACAGAAACGTCCGGTCAGTTGCCGACCGTTCGACATACGCGACGGCGTTGAGCGCGTTGAGTGTGGTAGTGAAACTTGAAAATGTCGAAAACCCGTCAGCCAACCCACCATTGATTGAATAGCCCACAGCCCCCGTCGTGACGTTGAGGCACAATGTTTGATTCCAGTTAGAGTCCGTTACCTGCCCTAGGCACACCAGCCCGGAAGCAGTGGTAAACGACGTGGGTGAGACGAGGCAAAAAACCGAAGCACGGCTTGTCGTGGTGGGTACGTACGCCCCCCTACGACTAATGAGCACGTCCTGCGAGCCGTTCAGCGCCAGTCCGATTCCCATTGCTGATGCGCCCCATGTCGCGCTGTTCCATGTGGATACGCCCTGCTTGTAGGCGAGGTCTTGCACCGACCGGCCTGCGCCTTCGTTAAACACCCACGCCCCCACGAGCTTATTGGCTATTGGATGCCCCCAGTTAATCTGCACTCCTGGAGGCAGTTTCGTCTGCCCTGTGTATCGTGAGTGGATCATTTATGCCACCGTGTAGGTAATTCCAGCATATTTCACAACATGGTTGCCGCCAGTTGCGTGCAAGTTGACCCCCGTATTATGTGCGACGAAGAGGCCCCAGTAAGGGGGGAGCACTCCACCAAATTTATCTGCGACACTAAACGCAAAGGGATAGGCGATGTTAGAGGTCGTCGCGTCCACGGTGAGGATCGCGCCAATCCGCAAAAATCCAGCACCAACGCCAACGCTTGTTAGCGTTTCAGTGGAATCCGTTCCATCCATGACGTCGGGATAGGTCGGCGTCGCGTCGATTGTTGAAAAGATGTACACGAAGATTTGCGTGTTAATTGTTGGCGTGGTGCCGACCGTGATTTTCCCTGAGACTAAGGCATCTACATACTTATTCGACGTGTTGTTAATGACCCCCGATTCCGCGCCAGCGACGAACGTAGCGGAAGATGCAATACTCGCCAGTGAAATTGTGATCGTCGCATCTGCGGCGTAGGCGATGTTTTGCGTGGCCATTAGCTTGCCCTCGCCGTCAGCACATCTTGGTACGACAAGCGACCTTCGACGGCCATCGTTGCAGGCGAGGCGTTAGACCCCGTTCCAGTTGAAAAGAGTTGTTCACTGCGTGTCGCCAATCGCTTCGCCAGTGCGGTCAAGGCTGTACGGCTCGCTGCGCCAGTCCCCCCACTGAAAATATCGAGAATGCCCTGTCTCACGTTAGAATCTGACGGATTGATAAAACCATTGGAGAGCATGAACGTCCAGGCGTCTCGCTCACCCACCGACCGTCCGATAAACTCCGTCCACACCATCGCCTTTTTGCACTCGCTAGTTGGGACGTTCGTTTTCCAGACCGTGAAATCGGGAGCAGCTTGAACCGCGTAGAGGTCGGCAATCGCAAAGGCCCCGTCACTATCCATCGGAAAGGCGTTCAATGTCGGGTCTGCGAGAATGTCATTCTTTAAGAGTAGAAGTTGTGCCGTTGTCAGCGCCATAATGTCTCCTTTATCGTCTCCAACACTTCCCAGGATATGTCCAATAACGCTTACACTTGCTTAGCGAAAACGAGGGGCTACTGGTGCACCAGGGCCCTTTGCATCGAAAGGGGCTGGCACACTTAGCGCACTTTCATTCAGCGAGAGATCCCTGGCACTGACGGCAACATTGCCCTCAAGACCCACGATATTCAGGACGTAGGATGGGGTCACTCCGACCGCAGGTTGCAGAACTGTTCCCGGCTGCAACGTCGCTGCCGATTTAATGACCACGCAGTTTGCGGTAAAACACGCCCAGACTTGATAATCTTTCATGTCGCTTTCTGTATTACGGTCCCACTCAAGCGTGGCGGCAAGCGCTGGCATTGGTAACAGCACGAATAGAAGTAATAGGTATTTCATTTAAGGCCTTCCTTTTTCTCGTCGGCTTCAATGTGATAATGATCCCGCTCAACCACAACATCGTAATAGGCGGGTAACTTTGCCGCGATATCGGCGGCAACCTGTCTGCGTTGTTCTGGAGGGACATCCCAGAAACGAATATCTAGAGCCCGGTTATCGTTGTGATAAGATACCTTGCCCTCATGTCCATCGCGACCCGCAGTAATGACAACAGGCCAGCTATGGAAATCGAACACGACTTGAACCGCTTCAAGGATCTTGTTGATGTATTTATTCCCGTTGATTTGGACGCCGTCTTTGAGTAAGAGCATGGTTCTCCTTACGAGGCGGAGTAGTAAATTACATACCCCGTTAAGCGTACACTTCCAGCCGAGGGGATTTGTGTAATGGCGAGGGGGGAGTTGACTTGAGCGGATCCTGAACAAGTGACGGTGATGATGTTGGTGGCAATGTCTAGCTCAGCGGCGTATTGCGTATAGTTCGCTTTCGTCACCCCGCCAAAACGCTGCATCATGCCGCCGATGTTTGCGAGGGGCGTACCAGGCAAGCCCGTAATACGCGCATCTCCGCTTGCGGTTGTGTGCGTGAAGGAGCTGGTGACGATATCGAACCAGGCGACATTTAAACGTGCAAAGTGCCACCGAACGCCCGTCTGAGTGCTGTAGGTAATGGCTAAGTTCCCGGGGGTTGCGGCTGTCAATACGGGCGTCCAGGCGGTCGCTGCAACGAGGCCGAGAGTTTGCTCAAAGGCCAGTAACGTTGTGTCATCAAGTAACGTCGCAACGAAGGCGGAAACGGCAGTCGTATTCGCGGGGGCAGCGAGGGCAACAGGATCTCCATCACTATCAAAGCCAAGGTATTGAGAGGCGCGGGTAATTTTAGACGGGAGATAGTCAATAGCCGTCGCGTCGCCATTCGGTTGTCGTAAGGCGCGATTGAACCCCCCGGCGTTATCCTGTGCAAGTAAGGTGAGCTTATCCAGGGCGTCTTCGTGCGTATCTGCGGGGAAGGCATCAAATAACGTATAATCAGTCAATTGCGTCTTGGCGACAGCGCGACTAATGACCCATCTGACAGTACCAGCGGGGGCGGTCACAGCGGTTACTGTAAAGGGCCCTGTCCCTGCGACGGTGTAGTGAGTCGTGAGGGTCTTGATAGTCTCAACCCCTGTCGCAATGATGACCTCCGTGACGACAACCTCACTAGAGGCGTTGATATCCCAGGTAATCGGGAAGGCCGTAGTGACGCCATCGCCGTTGAAGGAAGTTGGGCTATAAGCTGTGGATATCATTAGTTTCCTCCAACGGCTAAGTTATCGGGGCTGAGTAGTTGTAATTTTTGCTGGATTGTCCTATTTACAATATCTGGTTCTTCCGCAAGAAGCATCTGTTGTGCGGTCTGTCTCGCTAATCGGACATGTGTTTCAATGAGGTCTTTCTTCACTTGACCAGGAATATCATTCTGTCTCAAGATTGGGAGAATAGCCAAGGCCCTTGTCTCCCATTGCTCCCCGGCGAGTATTTGAAATTTCTCGTATTCCTCATTAGAAAGGGGCAGGTTGTAGTTGCCAATATTCCTAGAAGGCTGTTGAATGGAGACGCCTAGCTCAATCTCAATCGCCGCCAGTTCCGCGAGGCCTTCCTGTTGTGAGGGCTTGCTCACGAATAGAGGATTAAACCACTCGGTCCCCCAAGCGCTATGGGGTTGCTTGATGGCGTATCCAAATTGATTGCGGAGGACAGGCACAGGCTCAAGGTCGTATTTACGCGCTAAGGTGTCATAGCCGGGAAAGCGAGCGAGTATTTTCTCTAGTGTCGTTCTTGCTTCCTTCATGAATACGGGGTCTTCGTCTGTCGCAAGACCCTTCTCAATCTGCCTACCTGTACCTGCAAGGGGAATAAGGTTAACAAGGCTTTTTGCAAGCAGGTCTAAATCCGCCTTACGCTTGACCCCATTAGAGAGGGCTTGAAATACGCCGCTGGAGTTTTGAAGAAAATCAAAGGCTAGGTTACCCAAATAGGCCGTCACCAAAAGCTGTGCAATCTCGCCTCTCGTTAAGTCATCAGCTTGTAACCACACTTCAGCAGCATCGGCAGCCATTCCCGCTAGGTTACCGATAACTCCCATACGGTTAATTTGAATACTTGTCCCGTCATCGGCATTCACGACAAAGCTATCCGTTAAGCCCTTTGCGTCTATGGTCTGTTGTCTGAGTTCTTTGTTGTCGGGGCCTCGTCCCCGGAGTCGTCCATTCACCGCAGCCCAGACCATTGAGGACATTATCATTGTCCCCACGGCCCACTTCCCTACCGCAATATCACGCTTGACGGGATCAGATCCAAACATATCATCTCTAAAATGTTTCGAGAGAAGGCCAAGGGCCTGAGAGGATGGACCGAGGGGCGACATTTCCCATGTTGCTTTAGCACCATTGACGAGTGTACGGAAGAAGGGCATAGTGATCGTACCCCCTATGCCCGTGTGCTTATCGGCTATCTCTCGTACAGACATGATACTATTACCAATTGCCCCAAGCTTTGTGTTAAGCGACACGTCTAACGAAAACTTTTCACCCTTTTCCCGAATCTCGGCGGGAAGGTTTTTACTAACGTCTCGCCAAATTGGACGATAGGCCTTGTAAAATTCCTTCTCACTCAAGCCTTCTCGTATTGCTTGCTCAGCGGCGCGACGGTAGACGAGGGCGTGTTGTTCGGCGGCCATTGCGAGGCTTTGGACGAATTGATCGCCGGTGAGCATTAAGCGGCCAGGTAGGCCAGTAGTCACACCGACGAAGTCAATTGCTCTGCTCACCATACCCGCTCTCGATAACATAGACGAACTAGCAGCATCAGTAGCAGAGGTAATGCCTGCAAGTTTGCGGGCTGTGGGTGAGTAGCCGAAAACGGCCTCTGCGCTTAGAGGATTCTGCCCTAGTTGTGTCTCTCGTATGGCGGCGGGACCAATTTCAGCGTGATTCGTCTTGAGTACACGTCCACTCAACTCGACACTATCCCAGAACATCGCATACAGGCCGTGTATCATGGCCTCATCTTCGCCAATGATGACCCCAGCCTTCCCACCCATTAAGCGTGCAACTTGCCCCGCCCTTGCGCCCGCCGTCCGTGCAGCAAGGTGAACAGGGAGCATAGAGATAGTGGCGGTGAAGTTGATGAAGTCACTTGCGGGGGTGAGCATGCTATTAATGATGAGGTATTGCCATGCGTCTCTCCACGTTGGATTCTTGGCGTTGTTGATGGCGTTTATTAGGGCCTCAGGTTGTAGGGAAGGGTCGACTAACAGGGCCTTGAGTAGGTCCACGTCAGACAGACCCTTCGCCTTATCACTCATGAGGAAGGATTGGATAGCCTTTTTCTCTTGTGCGACGAGGCGAGAAGGTTGTTTTAAGGCGTCTTCTACTTTCGGCTGTTTCGTATCAAACACTTTCTGAATACGGGCAAGCGTGTCCCCTACCTTCTTCGTATCACCAGAGGCAATCGCCTTCTGCGCCCCTGTGATGAAGGAGAGGAGTTGCTTAGAAAGTTCCTTATTCCCCACCTCAAGCACTTCTACCATTTCGATCGCGAGCTGTTCTGGTTGGGGTTCTGCGGCAATTAAATTGAGCAGATCAAGTTGTGAGGGCTTGCGTTTCCCTACGCCGCCCTTTGGCGCTGTGAGCTTGAAGGGTTTACGTTTATCAAAGGCCGACTCGCCAGTAGAGGCTCGTATAGCCTGCGCCGCGTGTTCCTTGTCTGTGATTCGCTTGTTTCGTTCTTCCTGTGCGAGGAAGTCAGTTTGCGTCGCCTTACTCGTTACCGCTCCACGGCTATCCCGCGTGAGGCGAAATTTCTCTTGCTCAGCTTCTGCAACTTGTTCTGCAACTTGCTTGTTATACGCCCTCAGTTGATCGTCGGTGAGCTGATCGCCTGGTTTAATAGGCTTCAGGAGGAAGGTGGTTTGTTTGGGGGGCGGGGGTTGGTGGGGACCTGTGGCTTTAAGGTTGAAGGCGTCTTCTTTGGGGGTGTTGGCAGCTTTGATGTGAAGTTCGGTGACTGATTTAATCACCTTCTGCGCTTGTGTGACTTCCTTTTCAGTCACGAACATACTTAACTGCGCTTCTTCCTCAACGATCCCCTTGACTTCGTTTATCAATACTTGCGCGGCTTCGGGATTGCCCGTCGCGACAACTTCCTGAGCTTGTGCCCTGATGTTGTGCATGGTCTGCGTCATCGACTTACCCTGTCTAGCGGGGTCGGTGGCGGGATCAGCAAGGATGTATTTTAACTGCTCGAGGGGAGACATGCCCTTTGTCGTTTTAGAACTACGCTCAAGGATGAGGTTGAGGGCTTTAATGTCCTCACTTGAAGCAACACGTAAGGTTTGTGCTGTTGTGGTGACTGCGCCAGCATAGGAAGAAGCGGGGTCGAGAATGCGAGCATATTGAGCAAGGGCCTGGTCAGCTAATTGGGGGTTATTAGTGTCTATGGCGAGGCGAGCATTATCGATGAAGGCCCGCGATTCGGTTGTGACAATTTCCTGTGCGGCAAGGGCGTGGGGGGCGGACATGAGAGACGTACCAGGAGCATACGCCGCTAATGTCTCTCTCGACACGCCCCCACTATTGACAAGGGCTTTTGCTTGCTCTGCTGCCGCTTCATCTGACAATACTGCGGTCTTCTCATTGACGACATTCGTAACACGTTCTGCGAGGGGGCTAGGGTTTAGGGCGCGGTCAACAATCCCCTCTACTTGGAATCGCTGACGAATTAACCCATGCGTATCCTCAACACCCTTTGCCCCCTTTGACAACCTGACTGCACCAAGCAATGCGAGACCAGGAAGCGCCAACTCAGGCCGCCCCGTCATCACTCCACCCGTTGTCAGGCCTAAGCCAACCGCCTCAGTGCGGGGATCGCCGAGAACCTTCGCCCCAAAGTCAATACCCTTCTCAGCTTGCTTGAAGGCCTCACGGACGCCACTAACAAGGGGGTGTTCTTGTGGCGGTTCTTTACCAATCTGGTCATAACTAAGGCCCATCGCCGCAAGTTCTTCTTCAGAGCGACGATTTGGAACGCCCGCCTTTGCTGCGGTCGCATCCCCCTCGTTCATATCCTCATTATGTTTTGCGGGGACCGTCGCCTCTAATTTGACCGTATCGTCCATCGGCGCTCCAAGCATCTGTTTCTGGAGATCGATAGCATCAGCCCGCTGACGGGATTCTGTGATGAGGTTGTCTAGATTCGGCATTAGTCCTTCCCTATTCGTGCGGCGCCTTTATTGCCCTTGTCGCTCTTACTGGATGAGGTGATTTTATTGGCAGACATTTCCTGAAGATGCTCAAAGGATTGGATTTGCTGGAGGTACATATTGGCCTCACGAGTTTCAATCTCACGCTTCTCGTGGGCCTTTTTGACCTCCTCTGCAGTCTTGTACCGTAAGGAACTACGGGTCGCTTGGAGGATAGGAATGAGGTTGTTCTGGAGGTGGCTGTACTCTTCGTCTCTAATCGTGCGGGCCTGGGATTGAATATCGACGAGTGACAGGGCATTCGGGCCTTGTTTTGCGGCATTTGCAACTTGCGCTGTATACCACGTATTATAACGGTCAAGGGCGTGATTCCCCGCTTCCATCACGCCAGCGGGGTCAATAGACGCGCCTGGAGGTAGCTTAAAGGTGCCGGTAATAAGTCGCTCACCCGCGTCAAAGTCCTGCGTAATTCGATGCGTGACCTGGTTACGATAGGTGTGGAATTGCTCAATCGCTTGTGTCATGTGGGGGGCATCGAGATAGTCAGCTCCAGCTTTTAACACGTCTAATTCGGTCGTGTATTTACCCTTGTAGATGTTCGGTAAAAGCGTACGATTGAAGTAGGTCGCATCAAAATGACTCGTTCCGGCCTTCTCGTGGGCAAGACGAGCTTGAAGATAACTAATCGTCTGGGGCTTTTTATCGCCTAGGGCCATGCTTACCCCAGCTTCAGCTAAAAGAATCTCCGTTGATGTAATGGGATGCCCATTCTTATCTCGTTCAACAGAACGACTATAGAAATCCTGCTCAGTTGACTTCGCTAAGTCCTCAACCTGTTGGCGCTTGACCACTTCAGCATGTTGCGCGAATTGTGCTTGATTATGTAGAGCACTATGCGCCGTTCCAACAAGCGAGAGGGCTTCCTTAGGCTTCATCTTTTCGTACTTACCGGTGTAATAACCGTCAAGAAACTCCTGCGGATGCTTGGCGACTGTTTGTGTCGCAAGTCGCGTTTGAAGGTCTTCAGAATACTCTTGTGCCTTTTTTGCGGCCTCAGCGTCGTTGAGGAATGATCCCTTGAAGTCGTTAATATACAAAAGAGAGCCGTCAGAAATGCGCTTATAGTCTTCTATACGCCCCGCTGCTGCAGCTTGGAGAGCTTGGATTTTATCCTTTTCAAGTTCGACATCAATGTTAGACCGTCCAAAGGCGATGTAGCCGGTACGCGCATGAGGAACAGCTTTGGCGAGGGTATCGGCTTTGATATCCGCAAAGGCCGATTGCGCGTATTGTTTTAGATAGGGGTTGTCTGAACTAGTCGCGTCACTATAGGCGTCAGCGGCGGCATGATTAGCGAAGAACTCTTCCACAGCACCAACGGACACGTCAGGCGACGCCCCTTGCTGAACATAATCATGATCCCATTGATCGAGGAATTTGGTCGCGGCACTCCGCAAATCGCTATGGAGTTGTTTGCCCTTTTGCGCCCCTTCTAGTCGTGCATAGTGATCATTTAATTGAACACCTAACGCCACGCCCCTATTAGCAGTATTCGCAACCGCAGGCCCCGCCGCACTTAAGGCGCTCCCCTCACCCGCATATTGCCTATTTGGGAGGCCCGTTTGATTGGGTAGACTTTGTGTCTCGTTTCCGCGTATAATAATCATAAATGGAGGGCTATATGAAATACTTATTGCTGATTAGTGTGTTGCTGGTAACGGGTTGTAATGGGGCGCGGGCGTGGATGGCGGGCTATGACGAAGATAAGGCGCGGACTCTCTGTCAAGGCATTACGCCGAAGAACGATATAACATACATACGTCAGCCGCCGCCGAAGTATATGGCTACTGTCGTGACGCCAAAACCTACAGAGCATGTCGAGCGGGCTGTTACTGAGTGCATAGCACAATCTAAACGGAATGCTGAGATGGCCGGTGTACCGGTCGTCTTTACAATACCCCTTATCCCGTAGGTACGGGACGCGCACCAGAGAGGCCCAAATTACCAAAGCCTGTCAATAACGTCGAACCGGCGGTAATGCGTGACTGTGTTCTCGCTACGTCACCGCTATAGCGAAGGTTAGAGGCTTGTTGTAGGAAGCCACGTTTCGCAAAGAACCCCTGTTGCTGAATCCTGTAGGCGTCACGGTCAGCGAGGTTCGCTGTCTCTGTCAATACGTCCAGTACCGTCCCCGTACGTTTAACACCCGCAAACCCAAACCCTGCCTTCTGCTTACCTAGAGTAATGCCTGTTTGCCTGGATAATTGCCGTAACTCGTCGGCGGTTGAGATGTCTGCTTGTGCGGCATTCTGCTCAGCAATGTCGGCGTTCTGATAGGCGACATCCCGCTGAGCATTACCGGCTTGGATATTTCCATACGCCCCCGCCGCCGTACCGAGAATAGACATACCCGCAAAGACAGGAAGCGCAGCAGCCATTACATAACCCTCGACATTAACAAGAACGTCTCACCATTCGGCCCGTACTTGGGCAAGGGGGTGTTGAATTGAAACCCCAGCCAATAACAAAACCGTCTCGCAAGAATAAAGTCCTCACGGATATGCGCCTCTAGACGATTCAGCTTATGGCGTTGAATACGATCATCAAGATATCGTTTAGCTGTACGAAGAAGAAATGTCGTATGCGTATGAGCGAGAGGGGTCACGGCAATCCAGGCTTCCGCTAACCCCGGCCAGATATTCACTACACCACCGCATGCCACTAACTGCTCATCAACAAAGGCCGAGTAGCTGTCTTGGTTGAGTAAGTAGGACACATGTTGTTCGTGCATGAAGCCCCAAAGGTTCGCTTCGGGGGTATCGGTCACTAATAGGCGTAAATCATCAAGTGTCGTTCGTCGGGTCTCGTACGTACTCAGACTGCACCTAGATTGTAGGAATGTTTCTTATAGGCCCGCTGCGAAGAATCCGGCCATTCCATTTTTACTCGTTCTTCTTGCCTTACAAATTCTACAAATCGATTAATATCTTCAAACTCTGATCGCATTTGATTATGCCGCTCACTCGTCCAGTAAAGAGCGCCACACCATCCGTAATTAGAGAGCAGATACCCCACCCGAGGTAATTCGTCGTCTGGAATGTATTCGCACCACGAGACACCCCAACCCCACACGTCATTCATGTTCAACGTCTGGACGTAATGCTCGATTTCATCAGCATCAAACACAACATCGAGAGTTTTCAGTAATGCGAGAACTGATTCCTTTGTCATCAACTTACTCACTATCCTCCCCGACATCGAGCGTACCAAAGTACCCTAATATCGTAGAAGGAAGCGGCTGGTTTTGTGTGATCGTCAATTGCCCCTCCCGATTCCACCCGCCCGCCACCGTGACACGCTTATCTCCTGTGAACAAAGGGGGCGAAGTGTCCATTGAATCATTGGCCATTCTAAAGGGCATTTCATCATCATTAATCGTTAAGCCTAAAGATTGATACAAACGCACAAAGACCTCAACCCAACGCTTCTTACGGCCTTGGGACGTACCCCCATTGTGCATCTTCACTTCAGGACGTAGAGCGACGAATTGCGGCGTGTAATGGAGGCCAACTTGAGCTGATGTCACCTCAGGCCCAACCAACGTCACCTCCCCACCTGCAACGGTAGCTTGTGGATAGACGATGTAGGAATCGTTCAAATTCATCGCAACAATATCCATTGCCTTACCTTCGAGATGGTCAAGGCCTGCAATAGACGAGACAGATACGCCACTATAATTCAACCCACTATCAACCAGTAACGTCGGGTCCATGTATTCAATATAGCGATGATCCTGCGCTTGGATACGGCGGTTGACAATCACCCACGTCTGATCGCCGGCGGCATCTGGGTGGGGAATAGTTGCGACGGACTCAAACTCGCCGTCTGTCGTTCGCTGGCCAAAGGCGAGCACTTCCTGTTCTGGGTTATAGGTAAATGCGACGAGATCCCCGCTATCAATCACACACCAAACGATTGAATCGGGTTCTTGCTGGTAGGACATCTCCACAATGAAATTGGCTGTGATGTGCTCAGCGAGTAGTGTTAAATCGGGGGATTTATACGCGCCTGCCTCGGCGTTAAAGTTCAATTCTCGTATCTTCCGACCAGCCCTTTGAACGAATAAGAGCGAACTCCCCACCTCAACTGGTGAGACGCCAAGTGACCCCCGCGTAGATTGTTTCCTTACGGTAACATTCGTGGGGGTAAGTGGCGAATCATTGCCCCCAAACATGGCAAACTCGCCCCCGACTGTACCAATCAATAAGCCCACCGAATCAGCAAGCCATATAATTGCATTGACCTTCCTTGAGGCGAGAACGTATGTTAATGCATCATCATCATTCGCCCCCGGTGTCATGTCCTCGTAATCGCCCGTTACGGAAAGCCAGACCGCCTGTGGTTGAACGGGTGAGCCTGCGAAGGCTAATCTCTCCTCAAAGAAACAAATCGCCCCAGGATAATTACTCGTATACCAGGCATTAAAGCGCCACGTTGATTTTGCGTTGACGTTGGTGAGGGTATTCGTGACGGTGAAATTGACAACCGTGCTACTCGTAAAGCCCGTTACCACCCCATAGCCCCACGTTGATCCTTCAAGGAGACGAATGAACCGACCGATATGGGCGGCTGTGAAAAGGGGGGCACTGGCTGTGAGGGTAATCGCCCCCGTTGCGGCGGATGGCGTAAGCGTAATCGTGCTTCGTGTACTATTCGGGAGCAATAAATTCTCATCAAACCACGGCCCATCAAGGAACGTCACGGAGCTGAATGCCCAGCTTGTATGTGTAGATCGTTGGAGTTTCGAGGGGGGATAATTGGGGTGGGTGAGGTACAGGGTATCCGCTGATTGCACGTACTTCAGATCAAAAAGATCGGCTTCTGGGTATGTGGTGGGGATTTCCGTCACCCATGTCCCCCCAGACGTATACGCACCACCCCATGTCGATCCAATGAGGTCGACCGTATTGGCGTTAATAATCGACACATCCCATTGACCTGTGGCATTCGGCACACCCCCAACACCAGAGACATAAATAGGATCGCCAGTCCCTAAACCATGTGCTGTAGAGGTAATGCGAATTAAACCTCCGCCGTTATTGACGGCCCCCGTAATAGCGCTCCCAACGCGTCCCCCATCTCGATAGACACGGATATAGAGATCGCCAAACTCAAGCATGTAGGCTTGTGTCGTGGAGAACTCGAAAGGAATGAGGCGAGTTGATTTACTTGAGTCCTTCACTTCAGCCACAAACCGTGTCCCGGGGGCTCTCGTAACACCCCCTTGAGGCAAGACAACATAATTCTCAAGCGTCTCCACACCATTAGCATACTTAGAAAAGTCCACACGTAAGGCCATGCGTGGACTTAATTCACCGGCAGTTAGATTCGTTTGGATAGGATAATGGGGCATCTTAGAAACGTACGTTTGTCAGCGTGGTATCGGTGTAAATTTCCTGCGCATCTTCCTGCCCATCAACGGCCTTGGCGTCACGCTTTTTAACTTCATACTCAGCCGCCGCTTTCTCGCCACTTGATTTCTTGCCCGTAATAGCTTCCGCAAGTTCATAGGCAAGGCGGGCCGTGAGCGCGTCTACGTGTCCTGGGTCATAACTCGCCACATCCTCATTGTCATAGATGTAGAGAATGTTAACTTCAGCCGCGTCGGTTAATAGCGTTCTGCCTTCGACTTGATAGGGGGTTTTATATTCATCAAGGCTTGTCTTAACCATGCGCATGTAGTCGGCGGGTAGGGCATACGCATAGGCGTATTCCCATATAGGCTCTTCAGTGAGCTGAGCAAGACGGACTCGTTTACGAGAATCAGTCCAGACCGCATCGCGTAGGACCGCTTGACGGGTAGGCGTGTACAAACGATTACAGTGCCTTGCTCTTACTGTATTATCAGTCAGGGCGGTAATGGGGTCGTCGCCTAATTTCACGAGGGCATTTGAACAGATAGAGACAGCAGTATTAGCCATTATGGTCGTGCGGGCCTATTGGTTGCTGGCGAATTACTTGGGGGTGTGGATCTTGTGGTACCGAAGCGTAAGTCAGGACGAGGCCGCCCGGTCCCAATCGTCGCCGTCGTGACATCAATAATCTCACTGAAGTTCACTGATTGATTTGTGCCGTCGCTGTGAAAACCCCGAAAGCGGT